GCCCAGATGAACATCAGCTATTCCAACATTGTGAAGATGATGGGCGAATATGGTCTCACCGCATCCGCACGGACGAAAGTGGACGCATCAAAACCGATCGAGATCGATTCCTTTGATTCATTTCTAGCCGGATAAATAAACAGTAACTCTTTGTTCTAAAGTTGTTGACAGGTCCCGTAAGTTCTCCTAATATGTGCGCATATTCAGTAACTTACTAACCCGGAGCAATAACATGAAAAAAGCAACTCACACAGGCGAATGTCAGATCTGCGGAAACACTCAAGCCCTTCCAAATGGCGTATTGTCTAAGCATGGCTACACAGTACACTGGGGATTTTTTCAAGGCGTATGTTCAGGCCACGCCAAGCAGCCATTTGAGTTGAGCTGTGACGACATCGCTTTGGTTGTTGAGAAGGTACGCGCTCAGCTGGCCAGAACTCAAGCAGAGCGTCACGAGCTGCTCACAGGTCCTGTCAGCTACTGGGTCCGCGAGATCACCACACGCAACTGGGTCCGCTTTTCTGATCTAGCCGCAGCAAACGGTCACACCGAAACGAAAACCAATCGCCACGGCAAAGATGTGCTGATCAGCTCAAACAAGCCCTCTAGCGTCGCCCAGTATGTCGAATACGCCATCGACACGTTGATTGCTGACATGGAGAAGTACATTGAATGGCAGACCGAGCGCATGGCTAACTGGGCTCCAAAAGCACTGACACCAATCGACGGTCGCGAGATCCTGCACTTTCAGCGTTCACGCCCTGAGCTGCACGATAATAAAATCAAAATGAGAGCCCTGTCATCAAAGTCGGCATGCGGCCGCACTGTAGGCTGGAACGCTAAGCAGTACCGTGAGCTGTCAGCTACTGGAAGGTACAAAGTTTGCACGACCTGTCACGCAGCGTTCGAAAGATACGAAGCGATGAAAGAAAAGATAAAAGCAGATTTTCACAGCAACTAATTACTAAAAGGCCCTCCGGGGCCTAACGCCTTAACCCCCCCCCAAAGAGCCGCACATGTTGCGGTTTTTTCGTTTTACAACTAAAGGATCAAACATGAAAAAGCCAATCGTTTATGAGTGGTGCGAAACTGCGCGACGTTATGTCGCCCCGGCACCTGCTGCACCTAAAAAGCCAGCCCCAAAGCCTGCAGCCAAGCCCGCGAAAAAGAGTAATTAAACCTTAGCACAAGGAGACAGCCATGCTGCAACATGAATCGTCGGGCTGGGCCTATGCGGAGCGTGTTGTATCTGGTGAACAACCAGCAGCGCAGCCGTTAGTCCATGCCTGCACCCGCGCCGTTGAGGATCGGCGCAAACACAGAAACAAAGACAGCCAATTTTATTATGACGGTGAAGCTGCCAACCGGGTGATCAAATTTTTCGGATTCCTCAAGCACTTGAAGGGTCCCCTCGCCGGGAAGCCCCTCGAGCTCGCCGACTGGCAGATCTTCATTATTACGCAGCTCTATGGCTGGATGAGGACGTCCGACGGATACCGAAGATTCCGGACCGCTTACATCGAGGTCCCACGAAAGTCTGGGAAATCAACATTCTGCTCAGGTCTGGCACTTTATGGTCTGATCGCCGATCGAGAATCTGCTGCCGAAATCTACTCAGCAGCTACCACCCGGGACCAGAGCCGTATCGTCCACGGTGATGCTCAGGCGATGGTCAAAAAATCACCAGATCTACTGCAGCACCTCAAGGTCCACAGATCCGCAATTCTCCACGATGCCTCCGGGTCAAAGTTCGAACCCCTGTCGTCAGATGCTGGATCTCTGGAAGGCCGGAACCCTAGTTTCTCAGTGGTCGACGAATTACACGTCCACAAGAGCTCCGAGATCTGGGACGTGTTGAACGTGGCCAGTGGTGCAAGAGCCCAGCCGATAATTTTTGCAATCACGACTGCAGGGACCAATCGCGAGGGCATTTGCTACGAGCTGCGCGAATACTGCGTGAAAGTCCTCGATCCGTCTCTCGATGTTCATGACGACACATTTTTTGCGTCGATCTGGACCATCGATGTCGACGATGACTGGACAGATCCCGAGGTCTGGAAAAAAGCAAATCCATCCTATGGGATCAGCGTGTTCCCGGATGATCTTGAAAGAATGGCTCTGCAGGCTATGGAGTCGCCGACTGCTGAAACCAACTTTCGGACAAAACGACTGAATCAGTGGATGTCTAGCTCAGCTGCGTGGATCACCTCGCACGATTGGGAACAGTCCAAAGGTGAGCGGCCACCGATCAGTCACTTCAAGGGTAAACCTTGCTATATAGGTCTGGACCTTGCATCGGTTTCTGATTTTGCCTCGATGGCTCTGATTTTCGTCGAGGACGGCAAGCTATACCCATATCTAAATCACTATCTACCGGAGGACACCGTGGCAAACGCCACCGGGTTCATCGGCAACAAATATCGTGAGTGGACAGACGCCGGGCACATTACAACGACCGAGGGCAACATCACAGATCTCAGTTATATCGAAGAGGATGTGTTGAAAGCTATGGGAACTTATAACGTGCGCGAGATTGCATATGACGCCTATGGCGCAACACAGCTATCAGCCTCCCTGATTGAAAAAGGGGCCCCGATGGTGAAGTTCGCGCAGGGAATCATGTCAATGTCAGATCCCTCAAAAGAGCTCGAGAAGGCCGTCAAGGGTCGCAATATTATCCACGGTGGTGATCCAGTTTTATCTTGGATGATCAGCAATTGCGTCCTCTACATCGACCCAAACGACAATATTAAAATTAAAAAGGACAGCGACAAGAATAAGATCGACGGCGTCATCGCTCTGGTGATGGCTCTGGGCAGGCTCAAGGTCAACGGAGGGCTGCAGCTGGATGTCTATCGATCTCGCGGGATTCGCACCTTATAACCCCCTACAGGAGGCCAGAATGGCTCTATTTAACTGGCGCAAAGAAAAAGCAGCGCCAATCTCGCTACCGTTTAACAGTTCGGCCCTGTCGGACTTTTTCGGCAGTGTTTCGGGAGCCACAAGATCGGTGACCAATGAGCAGGCCATGCGCATGAATACCGTTTACAGCTGCGTCAAGGTCCTCTCTGACACAATGTCGACGCTACCCTGTCACCTGTATCGTGACACACCTGCTGGCCGTGAGGCGCATGTTTCAGCACCGCTATATACGCTCATGATGAACAGTCCGAATGAGTATCAAACAGGCGCGGAGTTTTTTAGTTATGTGATGGTAAATCTTTGCCTGTCTGGCAATTTTTATGGCTACATAAACCGCACAAGCTCCGGTAAGGTCGTCGAGATCCTACCATTGAAGACTGAGAACGTATCGGTCCAGCAGGACTCGAAATATAACGTCGTTTATGTCGTCACATTCGACAATGGTGATCAGGACGTCATGAGCCCGGACCAGATCCTGCACATCCGAGGCATGTCTCTCGATGGTGTGACAGGTGTCTCGCCTATTCAATACAACGCCAACACTGTCGGCGCAGGCATCGATGCCCGGGACTATGCGGCGAACGTATTCACAAATGACGCAACGCCTCGAGGTGTTCTCCACACTGACGGCATCCTCGACGATGACTCCTTTGAAAATATCAAAGCGAGTTGGAACGCCAGTCATGGTGGTGTCAGTAATTCTCACAAGGTCGCAATATTAGAGCAGGGCTTGAAATTCTCACCTGTCTCTATGACGCCTGATCAGGTCCAGCTGCTGGACTCCCGTAAATACACGCGATCCGAAATCTGCGCAATGTTCCGGGTGCCACCTCACATGATTGGTGATCTGGATCGTGCCACGTTCTCAAACATCGAGCATCAAGATCTCGCATTTTACAAGGCGACAATGCTGCCTTATTTGATGTTGATCGAGGCACGTCTCAACAAGGCACTGCTCAATGTGACAACTCAATGTTTTAAATTCGACGTCTCCAACCTGCTGCGCACCGATATGACAACCCGAGTGGCGACCTACAACACAATGATCACAGCGGGCGTGATGTCACCAAACGAGGCACGCACTGAGCTCGGATATAACCCGAGAGACGGAGGCGATGAGTTTGTCACCCAGTCCAATAATTTACAGTTCGGAGAAGAGCCCGACGATCAACCACAGGAACAAGTTGATGACAGTTAAAAAAATGGTAATAGCATTTGACCACAAGTCATTTGCCCTCGATGAATCGGACGAGCGAAAGTTTTCAGGATATGCAAACACGTTCGACCATCAGGACCGTGCCGGGGACATTACCCAGCGCGGCGCATTCATTAAGTCCATCGCCAACCATCAGGCAGCCGGGACCAAAGTCAAAATGCTCGCTCACCATGACACCACTCGACCCATCGGGGTCTGGACGTCGATGCGCGAGGACGACAAGGGTCTCTATGTCGAGGGTCGTTTGACCAAAGGCGTGCGCGATGCTGATGAGGCCTATGCACTATTAAAAGACGGAGCACTCGATGCAATGTCAATTGGATACCGAGTTGTGCGCGAAGAGTACGACCGGAAATCCGGCGCAAATTTACTTCATGAAATAGACCTTCATGAAATATCTCTGGTAGCAATACCGGCAAACCAAGAGTCTGTCGTGACCGCCGTGAAATCGGACCACGACATTCGATCCCTAGAGAAGGTCCTGCGTGATGCAGGTGTCTCTCGAAAAGATGCCAAGGCCATTCTGGCCAAAGGTTTCTCCGGGATAGACGAGGCGCGTGATGCTCCAGAAATTGACTCAAAATCTACAGACGCCGAGGTTCAAGCCGAGCTCAAGCGGATGTTACAAATAATTAATGGGAAATAAAATGACCGACCAAATCGAAAACGTAATCGCTGAAGATGTGAGTCTGAAGCAAGTGGCAGATGCTTTGGAAGCAAAGACCGAGGCAACTGATGCTTTGATCGAATCAAAGGTATCAACTGAAGCACTCGACCAAGTCAAGGCCGACTCCGATGCTCAGATTAAATCTCTCAACGACAAAGTTGAGGCGCTCGAAGCAAAAGCCGATCGCCCAGCTCTTAAAACCTCCTCAATTAAGGAATCCAACACAATGGACAACAAAGATATGCTTGCAACTTTCGCTCGCAAAGGCGTCGAAGGACTTCGCGCAAAAGCTGCTGACGTACAAATCTCAGTAGACGCACAAGGTGGATTTGCTCTACCAACTGAAGTTGCTTCAAACATCATCCAGCTGCAGCACGAG